TGACAATTTTTGGCAAAGAAATAACTGACATTGATTACGATAAACCTACTATTTATCAAGACATTATGGATTGCCATAACACAACAGCTCTGGCCATAATCAAGCAAAGAATTAAGGATGGGTATTATGACAAGTAGACAACTCTCTTTATATACGCTTGGCTCTATTTTTTTTAAATGCTCCTCCTTAGCAGGAATTTGCAGTTGTCATGTTGTCACGCAAACGCTGAAACTCAATACAGATAAAGGTTATAGGCGTGACAACTACATTTTTGAGTTGTCATATTTAGGAATGCTTGTCACTAATTTGGAATTAATTAAAAATTTATATTATGGAAAATTATAATAAACTTATTGGATTTACAAAATGGAAAATGTATCGTTTAACTGGTAGAAGTCAAGATTATTTAGACGTATTACATTCAGCATATTTAAGAAATGGAGACATATATAAGTCAATTACTAATGAATGCTTTTTATTACTAAAAGAAAAATGGGTTCGCAATCAACACAGGTTTGGGTTTAATCCACCTGAACAAAAACAATGCAGAAAATGCAAAGAGACATTACCAATTTCAGAATTTAGAATTGTTAGTGATTTAAAATTAGATGTTAAAACAGTTAGGTTTATTTGTAAGAAATGCGAAAATAAATATCAGCACAAATATCATAAAAGATATAGGCAGAAAATGAAAGACTATGTTAACAATTTAGATGAAAACATACGCAAAGCAATTGAGGAAAAATACAAAACAACGGACAAAAGAAAAATATATTCAATATGCAGGAAATTGAGTATTTGAAAAAAGGATTAATAAAAAAACATTTATATTTGTGCCGGGGTTGTCGGAGGCATCCACGTAAAAGGTTTGACACTGTCCTTTCCCCATCTTTTTAAACAGTGTATTAAAACAGTTATATGAAAATATCAGTATTTAGAAACTTATTTAACAGCAAAGAGACTCCTTATGAATTGACAATTCAAGAGGTAGCCAACAGAATTAAGAAAGGAACTCCAGAGCTAATTGAAAAGATTGAGAAAATTAGAAGTCTTGATCATGGAACTGATGAATATAAGAAGCTAAAGAATTCTTTGTATGCTATTATGTTCAATGGTATCTTTAAAGAAAGATCAGATAATGGACTTGAGGAGCATTCTGGACTTTGTGTGCTGGATTATGATGGCTATCCATCAGAATTTGAACTGGACCTTGAGAGACAAATGCTTATTAATGATCCACATGTATTGCTGTTGTTTAAATCACCAGGAGGAAATGGTCTGAAGGTAGTTATTAAAATTCCAAAGTCTGATAAACATGAACACAAAAGAAGATTTAATGCTTGGGCTGAGCATTTCAAATCTGATTATTTTGATTCCAAGACATCCAATGTTTCAAGAGTATGCTTTGAATCATATGATCCAGACTTATTCATGAATCTTGAATGTGAAGAGTTTCAAGGAATAGAGCAAGACAAAGGATATCAATATATTGAGAGACCTCCAATATGCATCTTAACAGATGAGGATAAAAAGATTAGCATCATTCAAAAGTTTAATTTCGGTATATTCGGATCTGGCAACAGAAACAATTACATTTTTCAATTGGCTTGCTGTTTGTGTGAATATGGTATTCCCATTGAGACTGCAGAAAGTTATATCTGGAATCAATACATAAATGGTCAATCTGATTTCTCACATGATCGGATGATGGCAACCATCAAAAGTGCATATAAAAGAAGTCAATACAATTCAAAATACTTTGAGGATAAAGATACAATCAGCAAAGTTAGATTAAAGTTAAAATCTGGAGTCAATGATGAGGATATAAAAAAGCAACACAATATCAGTGATGAAACAATCAATGACATCAGAGATGAGGTTGCTGTGATGGATGATGTATTCTGGACCATAACAATAAATAAACAAGGAAATGAAGTCATAAGTATTGAGCCAATCAAATATGCTCAATTCTTGGTTAAAAATGGATTTAATAAATACTATCCAGAGCAAGCTGAGAAACCTACATTTGTTAGAGTCAAAGAGAATAAAGTAAATCTCAGCTCAGTTGAGCAAATAAAAGATTTTGTATTGAATTATCTTATGGACAAACAACAATATTCTGTTTGGAATCATTGCTCAAAGAGCACTCAGTTATTCTCTGAGAATCACTTGAATATGATTGACTCAATTCATTTGAAGATGATACAGGATACTAAGAGTGAATCTTATATTCCATTTAAAAATTGTGTTGTTAAAGTTACAAAGGACAGTATTAAGCAAATTCCATACATTGACATTGATGCATACATTTGGGAGAATCAAATCATTCAAAGAGAATATCAAACATGTATTAACTTTGAAAATGACTTTCTTGATTTTGTTCATAAAGTTAGCAATAAAGATCCAGAAAGAATAAAAGCTCTTGAGTCAACTCTTGGATATCTCATCCATACTTTTAAAGATAAGACAGATCAGAAAGCAATAATATTCAATGATCAAGAGATTGATGACAATCCAAATGGAGGAAGTGGAAAGAGTTTGATGTTAACAGCTCTGTCATATTTGAGAAAGGTTGTCAAGATTGATGGTAAATCATTCAATCCAAGCAAATCAGATTTTGTTTATCAAAGAGTTAATCTTGATTCTCAAATACTTGCTTTTGATGATGTTAAGAAATTTTTCAATTTTGAGCAATTGTTTTCAATAGTCTCAGAAGGTATCACAGTGAACAGAAAAAATAAAGAAGAGATATTTATACCATTTGAAAGATCTCCAAAGATTGTCATCACAACAAATTATGTGATTGCTGGTGCCGGTGGATCACATGATCGCAGAAGGCATGAGATTGAATTCTTTCAATATTTCAATAGCAACAGATCACCTCTCCAGGAATATGGCCGATTATTGTTTGATCAATGGGAGGAAGATGACTGGATTAAGTTTGACAACTACATGATTAGAAACTTGCAAAACTTTCTATCCAAAGGATTGCAATCATCCATCAGTATCAATGCTGATGCAAAGAGATTCATTCAGGCAACAAGTAAGGAATTCTATGATTTTGTAATGGAGAATCAAATGAATGTGGATGTTTACTATTATAACAGTGAAATGATTAATCAATTTCAGAATGAATTTAATGGATACAAGGATATGAATCCTCAAAGATTCAGCAATTGGATATCTGAATATGCTAAATATAAAAACTTAGACATGGAGAAAGGAAGAAATCACAAAGGCAGATATGTAATATTTAAATCAAAATAATATGAAAACAGCAGTAGAATGGTTACAAGATACTTGGTTAAATTATCCTGACTTATGTAGTTATGATAAAATACAAGAATGGTTTGAACAAGCCAAAGAAATGGAGAAAGAGCAGATAATTGATGCTTGTAAACAATGTTCTTATAGTTATGAAGAAGCAGAACAATACTACAACGAAACCTTTAAATCAGAATAGAATGAGTTGCGAAAACATTAAACCAACAAAAAAAACAAAGTGTAATGATTTGCCTATGAATAATCAAAATTTGAGAATTGATTTACAAAAAATGGAGATTAAATTAGGAGAGAGTACATTGGGTAAAATAACAGGATTCATTGTTGATAATGGAATCTATGAACAAAGAATTGATATAAACTTTGGTTATGAACAAAATTAACAAAGACAAACTCAGAGCTCTTGAGATGGAACAACTCAAAGCCAAATATCCAAGCATGAGACCAGAGCTCATTCCATTAACTGATTGGAAAGATACATCAGCTAATGCATTGACTAAGTGCATTATCTTTTGGATCAATGCTCTTGGAGGTCAAGCTGAGAGGATATCAAATCAAGGTCAATACAGAGCTGGAAAAAAGATTCCAATGATGGATTCATTCAAACAGCTACCAGGCAAATGGACTCCAGGACAAGGGACAAAAGGAACAGCTGATATCTCAGCAACCATAAGAGGCAGATCAGTTAAGATTGAGGTGAAGTATGGAAAGGATAGACAATCTGAACATCAAAAAGCTTATCAAGAAACTATTGAGAAAGCTGGAGGCACATACATCATTGCAAAAGATTTTGATTCTTTTGTATTGTGGTATGAAAAATTTACATTACATTTGTAAAAATTTAAATAAATAGATATGCAAAACGATGAATTAAGTCATGTATCTCTTTACATGAAGCTCCACAGAGCAAAGATGCACATTGGAAAGGTAGTTAAGAATGCTACGAATCCACATTTCAAACGTAGTTATGCAGATATCAATGCATTGCTTGAGACAGTTGAGCCAATCCTCCATGAGAATGGCTTGATATTACTCCAACCAATCCATGATAATGTCTTGACAACTCAAATAATTGATGTTGATTCTGGTCAAAAGGTTGAAAGCTGGTTAACATTACCAGATATCCAGGATCCACAGAAGATTATTTCGGCAACAACATATTACAGAAGAGCAACATTGCAAGCTCTATTATCCTTGCAAGCTGTTGATGATGATGGTAACTCAGTTACAACAGCTGTTAAAACAAAGCCAATAGTCACTGATGAGCAGTTTAAGATAGCTCTTGATAAAATCAAAGCTGGAAAGTATACCATTGAGAAATTCAAAGAGAATTATTCACTAACTAAAGAGCAGGAGGAGCAGTTATGAAATGGCACCCATCAACATTAGGAAAGCTCATGACAGTTCCAAAGTTAAAGTCAGAGGTATTATCTGAGACAGCAAAGTCTGAGATTAGAAAGATAGCAAAGGAGCAATTCTTTGGATACTCATCAACCATAGTCACAAAGCCAATGATGAAAGGCAAGGACTGGGAAGAGGAATCAATTGCTCTTGTCAATGATGTGAGAGGCACATTGTATGTCAAGAATGCAGAAAGATTTGAAAATGAATTCTTAACTGGAGAGCCGGATATTATTGAGGATGACATGATCATTGACATCAAGACATCATGGTCTCTTGAAACCTTTCCAGCAACTCCAGATGAAGGAGTGAATAAGGATTACATGTGGCAACTATTTGCATATTGCTGGCTCCTTGGAAAGTGGCAAGCGGAGTTAATCTATTGCATGATTGACACAGATGATGTGTTGCTTGGAGACTGGGAAAATAGATCCATTCACAAAGTATCTCACATTGATCCAAAGCACAGAATCACAGTCTTGAGATATGCAATGCTTGATGAGTACATCGATCAAATGAGAGAGAAGCTCACAGCTTCCAATGAATATTATAGTCAGTATATTAATCAGTTAAATAATAAGTAATGGAATACAAAGCAAAAGGAAAGGTCATCCTTATAGGGCCAGAGCAAGTGAAGTCAGAGAAGTTCAGATTAAAAGAGTTTGTCATTCAGACTCAAGATGAGAAGTATTCTCAGACAATCAACTTTCAAATCTCAAATAAAAACATGGATCAGCTTAATGGCATCAACATTGGTGAAGAGGTTGAGGTTTCATTTGACATTAGAGGTAATGAATACAATGGAAAGTATTACAACAAGCTGAATGCTTTCAAAGTTGAATCAACAATCTTTTAATCATGTTAAAAATATTAGTTTGGTTATTTACTCTGTCCCTCTTTTTTGGAGGGATAGGGTTATTTTACTATGCCGTTTATTATTTCTTTGATACAATCGGCTTATTTATATTCATAGTTTTATCAGTCTTATGGCTGGTTGTAATAAGAGCAAGGAATGATAAGTATTAACATATATTTCAAAGATACTGATATCAACATCAAGCAATGGATGATTAATGAAACAACATCCAGGATATCCAACAGATACAAACAGATTCACATTGCAGAAGATATCGGAGTCAACACAACTCAGCTGTGGAGATTCATGAATGATAAGAAGGTCTCAGAGGATTTTTACATCAAATGGTTTAATTGGTATTGTAAAAATCAATAACTTAGCATGTGGAATTTTGGGAACATGAGGCATATATCATTGCAGAGAAAGTCACTGGAGGCAATCCAATATACAGAGACCTGGTCAGCCATGTCTATCTGTTGGTGTATGAACTCGACATCACAGCCAATGACATGCCAAGAGTATTCGCCAGGTATTCATACAATCAATATAACTGGAGAGACTCAACATTCAACAAGCAATATCGGCTCAATGATCCATTACCAGAACTCTACGATAAAGAGACAGATCAAGAATACCATGAGACAGAGATGCAGAAATTACTTGATTCGTATATGGACCAAAGTCCAACAGATGATCAAGAGCTATTCACCAAAGAAATTACCAGAATGCATTTGATGGGAATGACATATCGAGAGATCAGAAATGAGACTGGAATATCCCTGGACACTATTCACTTAGCAATTAAACAATTTAAAAATGATTTACATATTACTTATCACAATTCCAATAGGGATTTCCAGAGCTCTTATGAGTTTCAATCTCCCGGATTACAAACCATTTAATTGCCAGAGCTGTCTATCTTTTTGGATAGCTGTTGCTGGTTGCTGTGCTGTTGATTACAATCTCATTGGAATGGCATTCATAACTTATTTACTATCCGATTTAATTTTGATTTATGAAAGTAAGTGAAGAGCTGCAGCAACAAGCTGAGAGATTCTCAAAGACAAGATCATTTGCTCTGACATCAGAAACAAAGAAAGAGCTATTGACATGGTTTAAAGAATCTGGTTATGGCAAATTAAACATTGGTTGCTCAACTTGTGTCCGCAATGCAATGGGTAAACTCGTCCAATCAATTAGTCAAGGAGAGCATATCAAGCCTCGTATTCATTTCATAGGAACAAAGCAATGATAATCACATCACCAATTCCAGTGATGGGGAGATTTCCTCTTGTGAGATTAACAGTCTCAAGGCTTAAGTCTCAAGGAGTCATTCCAATTATGATGGGCCATGAGCCAGAGGCAGAGGATATTGCAAAACAATTGAATGTTGAATTCATTAACATTGATAATGATCCTCTTGGCAATAAATGGAATGCTGGCTTCGCTGCATCAAAGAATTACAAAGCTGATGCTGTGATGTTCATGGGATCATCTGACTGGTGCAGTGATGATTACATTGATTCAATCAAACTACACATTCAAGACTTTGGAATGCTTGGAATGTTAGGCTGTCATTTCGCTGATGTATCTAATCAAATCAGATTAGTGCATTGGAAAGGATATGGTCCAGGAGAGAGACATCATGAGCCAATTGGAATTGGTAGAGTGCTCAGAGCTGATTTTCTTGATAGCATAGCATGGAGACCATTTGATCCAAGACTCAATGCTGGTCTTGACTGGTCCATGTGGCTCAAGACAATCAGAGCAAAACAAGAGATTGGAATACTGCCAGATGATGGACAGATCAAGTTGTTGTCGATCTCAACAAACAAATGGATTAATAAGCACAAATTTACAGATCATTGGACTGGATCATTGAAGTCAGAGAGATGTGATGTGGCATTGCTTGATAATGGATTCAGTGAATTAAAGACTTTATTATGAGTGCAAAAGATAAGGCAAAAGAGTTAGTTAGTAAATTTAACTTTGAGCATATTGGAGATAGATATATATTACATCAAACAGTTGAGGAAAGTAAAAGATGTGCATTAATATGCATTGATGAAATGATTCAATGGAAAGAAGCTCTCTTTGTAACTGAAGGTAGTATGGCTTATCAATGGCTGTTGGATGTCAAACAAGAGATCGAGAAACTATGAATCAATCCCATATCTCAGAATCTTTGGCTGGTCTTGATCAAGATTTTATTGAAAAATATAAACTAACAGAATACATCTCTCCAATATTACCAACAATATTCTTGGGAATGTACAGAGAAGAAGACTTTGCTCTTCTATCTGGACACATTGGAGATGCCACAATTGTTTGGTGTGGATCAGATGCAAAAGATCTTGCAGAGGATTGGATTGATATGGTTAAGAAGTTCGTTAATATAGCAGTGAGTCATCGAGTACTTGAAACATTAGAATCCAAAGGAATTGAGGCAATATACTATCCAATCAATGCCGTCATTCCAGATAGATGGCAACAAGTGCCGAATGGCAACAAAATATTCTGGTACTCTGGTAATTCTCCAGAATTCTATGGTCAAGATCTAATCAATGAAATCAAAGAACGCATTGACATTCCAATCATCAGAGCTGGTAACGATACATTTACAAGAGATCAGCTGGTTGATGTTTACTCTCAATGTTTCATAAACCTAAGATTAACTCCTCATGATGGATCGCCAAATACAAATATTGAAATGGGACTCATGGGAAGGAGATCAATATTCAATGGTGATTTGCCAGCATCAATACCTTGGCAATCAGTCAGTGATATCTGTCAAAACATAATGAAAGAATATCAATGCCGTCACTTAGATAATAGTCATATATCAAAAATTTATCATACATTTGTTAATTATGAAAGAATGTCCACGCTGTTTATTTGATGAATCCATTGCCTCAATCGGTGAAGAGCAATGTGAGTATTGTGATCTGCATGATGAATTGGAGCTGCAAGCCAATCCTCATGAACTCAAGCATCTGATTAGAGAGATTAGATCCAAAGGTAAAGATAAAAGATATGATTGTATCATGGGAATCTCTGGAGGTATTGACTCCTCAACACTGTTATTCACTGCAGTGAGATACTGGGATCTCAAACCATTAGTCATTCACTTTGACAACAATTGGAATGCTCCAGAGGCAATGCACAACATGAGAGCTCTGGTTGAAAAGCTCGGAGTTGATTGCATCACATACAATGTCAACAAAGCTGAATACGATAGACTCAATGATGCTTTCCTTTGGGCTGGTATTCCAGATGCTGATATTCCAAATGATATTGCAATGACTAAGCTGATGTATGATACTGCATTCAAGTACAATATCAAGTACATCCTCAATGGTCATGATTTTAGAACAGAAGGATCAACTCCAAAAGGTTGGACTTATATGGATGCCAAATACATTGAATCAATTTATAACAAATACACTGGACTCAAGCTCCATAACTATCCTCTATTCACTTTCAAGGACCAACTATTCTATGCCTTAATGGGTATCAAGAATGTGAGACCATTTCATTATGGATTTGATAGAGAATCAATGGAGGCTGAAATGAAACGTCTGATCAACTGGCAAGATTATGGTGGCAAGCATTGTGAGAATGTTTACACTGAGTTTGTTGGATCATTCCTATTGCCGGAGAAGTTTGGAATTGATAAACGCATTGTTTACCTTGCTGCTCAAGTGAGATCTGGAAAGATATCAAAGGAAGAGGCAAAGCAACAGCTTAGCAATAAATCAGAGTTTGATTTCACAAAGCTTGGAGCATCAGCTGAGAGAATGCTAAGATTGGTTAACCTACACAAAAGAGATCGAGGATTCTTTGATAAATATGACTTTAAAAAATACAAGCATCTCATCTGGATACTTGCAAAGCTTAAAGTTGTGCCATATACTTTCTATGTTAAGTACTGTAAATAACCGAACAATAATATATAATAAGAACAATGGCATATTCCGATGAGTTTATAATACATCTGGAGGAACTTGCTCATATCTATATTGAGGAGTGTCTTAACCATAAGAAAGAAATGATATCTAATAAAGGAGATATTGTTATGGTATTGGATAGACATATTCCAACAATAGACTATTTCCTTAGAATCTGGATTCCTATTGTCAGAAAGGATAAAGCTATTTCAAGAGATACTTATTACAGATGGTTGGATTCTGATGATCAACTCAAATCTGACACTATCAAAAAAATAGACAACTTATTCAAAGGCTTAGCCATTGATATTGTTGGCAATGAAGGCAAAGGAATATTCTACGCAAAGAACAGACTCGGCATGCATGATCGTCAACAAGTTGAGACCAGGAATGTAGAGAAGTTTGATTTTGAATGAGTACAATCAAAGGCTACAAGCCTCATGACAATCAGAGGTCCATTCATGATGCCATCAACCATGGTCATGAGAAGTACTATGCTCTCAACATAGGTAGGCAGTTTGGCAAGACAATGCTCGGCATCAACCAATTACTTTGGTGGGCAATCAATGACAAAGGGTGTAAGATTGCTTGGGTAACTCCAGTTTATAAGCAAGGCAAGAAAGTATTCTCTGAAATGGAGAGGGCAACCACAGCCAGTGGATTGTTTACTTTCAATAGATCAGACTTGATGATCTCAGGATTTGGCTCAACCATTGAATTTTTCTCTGGAGAGAGACCAGACAATATCCGAGGTAATACATTTGATTACATGGTTGTGGATGAGATGGCATTCACCAGACCAGAGCTTTGGGATGAGGTCTTGAGTGCAACAGTTTTGGTCAAAGGAAAGAAGGTTATATTCATCTCAACTCCAAAAGGGAGGAATCATTTCCATAAGCTTTGCATGCAACCAAACTATGATGATAGATATGCTTACTTTCATTTCACATCCTATGACAATCCCATGATTGATCCAAGGGAGTTGGATGAGAGAAAGCGGTCTCTACCAGATTATGTGTTCCGGCAAGAGTATCTGGCTGAGTTCATTGACAATGCCAGTGGTATATTCAGAAACGTATCTGATTGCATTGGTGCTGGAGCCAAGACATCAAAGATGTATGCTGGTCTTGATATTGGTAGAGCTGATGACTACACTGTGCTCACAATCATCAACCAGGATGGAAAGATGGTTGCTGCTCATAGATGGAGACACGATGAGTGGAGCAAGATCATTGAGAAGGTGGCAACACTGATCAAGCAATACAATGCAACCGCATTGGTGGAGGTCAACAATCAAGGTGATGTATTCTTTGAGATGCTGGCAACCAGGTGCAGGAATATGATCCATCCATTTGTCACTACCTCCAAAACAAAGCCAATAATCATTGAGGATTTGGCTGTGGCATTTGAGCAATCAGCAATTTCAATTGTTAATGAACAATGGTTGATTGATGAGCTTGAGAATTTTTCTTATATTTACAATCCGAATACCAGGAACGTGACTTATTCTGCACCAGCTGGATTGCATGATGATGGTGTCATCTCAACAGCATTGGCTTGGAACTGCAGAAAGGAATACAGCAACAGAGGAAGGTATATGGCTTTAAGAGTATGAAAGAACTTGAGATAAAACTACCGACATCAATAAGTCAATGCACTCCAGATCAGATGACCAGATGGCTCATGATGGCTGAGGCAATGAAGGACCAGAAGGATGACATCACTCAGTTTCTAATCTTCCAATGTCAGTTGTTAAGCTTATTCTCTGGAGAGTCAATCAACAAGATTAAGCGAGCTGATGTAAACAGCATTCAAGCTGCATCTGCTCATATGCTTCAGATATTAACATCGTACAATTACCAGGAGCCAAATGAGATCATTGAGATTGAAGGGAAGCAATTCAGATTTGAGAAAAACTTTGGGCATGTTTCAACTGGACAGATCATTGACTTGAAACTGATTGAGGATATTAGCCAAGATCCATGTCAAGCTCTGGCAATTATGTATGTTGAGAAAGGCATGGAATATTGCCAAGAGGATGACAGAGGCAGAGTGCTGAATCCTAATGAGGATAGATATAAATTATTCAAGGACCATTTCCCTGGTGATGAGTTTCTAAATTTCTTTAGTTTTTTTTTGGACTTATCAGAAAAGCGGAGGATGGCTATCTTAGGAATTCAGACAGCGAGGGCGAAGATGGAGATGATGCAGATAGCTCAAGACCAGAAGATTCGGAGTGGTTTAATTGGACAACTATCTTACATAGACTATCCAAAGAAATGGGAATCAGTGTGGACAAAGTTACGCAGCAACCTTATGTAAAGACTTTATTCTGGATGAACTACTTTAAGATAGTGGATGAAAAAGAACATCAACGCATATTAAGTAATGGCAGATCTTGATTTTCTTGATGACTTTGGGATATCAGCCAATGATGCTGAGCAACCGGCAAGCGTATATGATAGATTCTTAATTGAGATATCAAATCAGCTTGCAACAGAGTTCAGAGATTACACAAAGAAAGTTGCCAACAATACTGGAGGATTGGCAGCATCAATCATCCCAGTTCCAACTGGACAGCTGTCATTCAGATTAGAGGCTGATGATTACTATCCATTTGTGGATCAAGGTGTGAATGCTGTGGGGACCAACAACTATGGTAGTCAATTCTCATTCAACTATCCTGGTGTATCTCATAACATGGCAACAGCGATCAGTCAATGGAAAGGACTTGAGATGTCACATGCGTATGCTGTTGCATCCAACATCAAGCAACGAGGATTAAAGCCAAAGAGAATCACTGACAATGTCATCACTGATGAGGTGTTGACTAAGATAGCAAATGACTTGGCTGAGATTACCGGGTTGATGTTTGAAATTAAATTTGATAAAAATACAGAAACATGGCAATAACCATATATGATGAGCCGCAACTAATTGCACCAGCTGGCAATCCATTGGTGTTCACATTTAGCAGTGATCAGACAGCTCAACCAAATTTTAGTTTTATTGTTGAGGTTTATATTGATGGACAATTGAGATTGACTCAAGAGGTATTCAGGCAATTCAATACTCTTGGACGCATTGATGTTTGTGAAGCTGTGCAGAGTGTTGTTGCCAATCCAGAAATAACAACGGCAATTGAATACAACGCAACCAATTCAATGGTTGAATATTACATCAAGGTATATGAGAAATATGGATCAACTCCGACAATTCAAGATGATGATACCAGTGCAACATTGCTTGCATTCAATGGAGCTCTTGAATATAGAGAGTGGGTTAATTTCAATTATGATGATTACGATCCATGGCAAACAAATTATGCTAAATTCTTAACATATTTTCCAAGATCAAAGAGAGCTCTTTGTGGAATGGAAGAGAATTTCTATCTCGGATACTTTGAGCAAACTGGAGCTCAGACAGCCACATTGGTTGTCAACTTGTTTGACATCAATGGAAGCAACATTGCATTTGGATCTTATAATATTACAGAGAGTGAATTTGTGATTCTGAATGTTGGGCCTCAAGTTATTATTGACAACACAGCAATCAATCAAGTTGATTTTGATGATTGTTATTATTACACTGTTTATGTTGAGTTGACAGATATTGCAACAGAGACATTCACAATTTACATGGACCTTGATTGCAAGAGATATGATACATATAGACTGCATTGGTTGAATAAGTTTGGATCATTTGATTCATTCACATTCAGCCTTGTTTCAACCGAAGCTGCCAATGTGCAGAGCTATGGATATCAGAGAGATCCAGGAGTGTGGGATGATACGAGCTACACATATCCATTGTATGCTGGTCAAGCAATTAACTTTGCCAAGACTAAGACTGAGACTTTGACATTGAATTCTGATTGGATTAATCAAGACATTCAACAATGGTTGGTTAAATCTTTGTATGATAGTCCATTGGTATATCTTGAGAGAGAGAATGGAACTGAGTTTGAGCCAGTTAAGGTAACCAATTCAAACTACACATTAAAGCAACGCAGAAGAGATGGTCTGATTCAAGAGACTGTCAACATAGATAGAACATTCACATATAGATCTCAACTTAACTAATGGCTGGAGAGTTATTCATAAATGGGAGGTTGGTTGATATTGATCAAGATGCTCCATTTCCATTGACATTCAACATCAGTGATATCAAGGATCTCAATGCAAGAAAGGGCAATAAGTCAAAGACCATTACATTACCAGGAACAAAGAACAACACATCTCTGATGTTGAGTGTGTTCACCTTGAGTGCAACTGAAAAGATCAGTGACACAGAATCTGATTTTGTTGACTTTGATCCAAGCATCAAGGCGGAAGCACAATACTACCAGAATGGATTGCTTGAGTTCAATGGTGTTGCTCAGTTAATGAGCTGCAAATTACTTAATGGAATATGGTCTTTTGAGATTACTCTTGTGAGTGACACAATTGACTACATCTCAAGATTGGCAAAGATCAAGGTCAATGAGCTTGGATTCTCAGAATACAATCACAGCTTGACATTAACAGATCAGCAAGATACTTGGAATGGAATCATCCAATTGAATGGATCTCCATCCAGTAATCAAGACTCACAAGGATGGACTGGTCGAGGATATTACTACGGCTTGATTGATTACGGGTTTACTCGGCCAGCTCCATCTACATTTGGAGTTGAGCACATACCTCCTCAAGTATTTTGTTATGAGATATTAGAGAAGGCATTTGCTTATTGTGGAATAACATGGAGCAGTCAGTTCTTTGAGAGTCAATTATTCAAGAAGCTATTGCTTGCATATCCTGGTGGAGATTTACCAACCATTACTGATGCTCAAGCTGATGCTGATAGTGTATTCACAACAGAGAATAACAATGGAAATGGTTATATTATTTTTGGAACATTGCAAGGGTTGAGTTATGGTGATTCTGCAGTTTGGTTGTTAAATTCATATTATTCAATATGGGATAATTATGATTGTACGATTAATCAAGATGACTTATCTCAAGCACAAACATCGTCACCATTAAATGTGGTAGCTGCATCTGAGGGTTTATTCACAATTGAATATCAAGGAGATCATGATGTGACATGGACAACATCTCAAGGAACTGGTTTGATATATGGATCATATAGACTTGAATTAATTATTTATAAGAACAATGTTGCCATTTCAAATGATGTTGTTTATTCTGGTCAATTGAGTGGGACTGCATCTGGTTATTCAACAACATATTCATTCTCATATACAAGACAAATTAATTTATTGATCAATGATTCATTATCATTCAAAATAAAATACGTCTTAGAGCAAGGTCAAATCTATGGAGGTACTGCAGGAACTAATGGAATTGAAACAGCCATTGAAAGCAACACAGCTGATTTAAATGTTTTAAAAGAAGCTCAGACATTAACGGCTGGAGGCACAGTTAATTTATCTGCATTCCTTCCAGACATGACATGCGATCAATTCTTTAAAGGATTGGTAACTGCATTCAACTTGTATGTCAAGCCAAGCAATGCAGATGCAAGCATTCTTGATATTGAGCCATTAGCTGATTTTTATAATGCCAGCGGTGATGCAATTGATTGGAGTGAAAAATTAGATAGAAGCAAAGAGATTAAGATTGAGCCAACAATAAACTTCAGTTCAAAGAATTACAATTTTAATTTTGAGCAAGAGGATGACTATTGGAACAACAGATATTTTGAAGATATCAAACAGCAATATGGATCATTCATGATTCAGAGTCAAAGTCAATTTGCAATCAATGATACTGAATTCAAGCTGCCATTCTCTCAAAGATTATTGGCTGCCATTCCAGAAGATTCACCAGGATCATTTACCGACTTGATTGTGCCAAGATCATTCCAAGTTAAGTTCAATGAGGATGGCACCAGTGTTGTTGAAAAGAAAAAAGGCAAGCCATTCATTGTGCAGCTTGGAGGATTAAGAACTGGAGATTGGACTCATAGATCAGAGAATGGATCTCCAAGTGCTGAGCTTTCATATCCTTATGTTGGTCACCTCAACAGCCTTGATTCACCATCTTTTGATTTTAATTTTGGTGTTCCTAATTATGTATTCTGGTCGACAACAACATACACAACCAACAACTTATATCTGTATCATGAAAAGTTCATCAAGGAATTAATATCAAGATTTGGAAAGCAAATCAGCTGCTCAGTTATGTTGAGACCATCAGACGTCAATAGTCTTGATTTTAGAAACTTAATTAACATTGATGGTGTTGTATATAGGTTACTAAAAGTTAGTGATTATCAGAGTGGAAAGAATACCTCAACAGTTGTCGAACTGATTCGCATAATAGAAGGAGAAGGTATCCAGACAACAATTGTGACTCCACCATATGATCCATATACAGATCCAAATGCAAGATTCACAGAAGATAGTCAAACAAGGTTGACAGAAGATGGTCAAATTAGATTCATAAATCCATAAACAATGGGAGTTAAAATATCAGACTTAACAGCGAAGGCAAGCAAGATTGCAAGCACAGATTTGATTGAGATAGCTCAAGTGAGTGGACCATCTTATGTGTCAAGGAAAGTAACTGGATCAGAGATTAATGAGCTGAGTTTAGACACATCTCCACAGCTTGGAGGTGATCTTGATGTAAATGGTCAGATAATAACAAGTGCCTCAAATGGCAATATTATAATTGAGCCGAATGGTACTGGGGCTGTTTTAATTGGGGGTAATTCAACACAGCCAACAGAACTTAGGTTTATGGAAGATAGTGATAATGGAACTAATTATGTAGCTTTAAAGGCTGCTAATTCTTTAAGCTCAAATACAACCTATACCTTACCAACAGCAGATGGAACGAGTGGGCAGGTTTTGTCAACAAATGGAACGGGTACATTAAGCTGGACAACTAATGCAACAAATCTTACATGGAATGCAACAACCATCACTGGTGGTACAAATGGTGGTATATTGTTTCAAAATTCTGGATTGTTATTAAATTCAGCAAATTTAGTTTTTAATAATACTTTAGGTCTTTTATCTTTAGGTCAAGGAACTTCACCTTCCGCAAGGCTTGATATTAGAGCACAAGGGGCATTAGAAACTGATATTATTTTTAGAGTAAGAAACACTGGAAATACAGCAAATTCATTTTCTTTTAATGGCTTTAGTGTAATTGCTCATAGAAATGGAACTGCACCAACAGCAAATGTAACTGATTCATACCAACTTTATTCAGCTGATATAACAGCAGGTAATGCGGCACCACATATACAAACAGAAAATGGAAATATTATAAAAATATACCAAGAAACAACTGGAGTTGCGGCAGCTACATTAACCGGAGGTGGTGGAACAACTTTGACGGATACAGATACATTTGATGGTTACACGTTAAAACAAGTAGTAAAAGCATTAAGGAATTTAGGTATTTTAGCATAAAAAAATATATTATGGCAATTTTAATTAAAGCAACAGAAGAAAAAAAGATTACAATCTCAGGAACTAATATTGAAATTCCAGAAGTTTATGGTAGGATTAGATTTTTAGGAGACTATTCAGGTAACACTATTCAAGGTGAAGTAGCAACATTTGCAAATTCAGAAACATTTGCAGAAGCTAAAATGCTTTATACTGATGTTCCAATTGGAAGTTATCAAGCCAATCTTGAGTCAGGTGAAGTACAATCTTTAGAGATAGCTCACAAATATGCTAAGATAGCTTATGAGCAACAAGGATACGAAGTAATAATTGATTTAAAATAAATAAAAAATGGCAATAGCTAACAGCGTGCTAACAGCACAACAAGGAACTTTTATAGTTAATAACACAGTTGCAAAAACTGTTGATCATGATGCAATTATAGTGCTTGAGGATACAGTATTCTCAGCAATTAGAGTTGCGGGTACAGATGTCAAATCAACTTACATTGCGGCAACAGCAACAGCAGTGAAAGCTGGTGCAATCATCAGACCAATTAATGGTGCAAAGTTTAGTGGTGTCACATTGACATCTGGATCTGTTTGTTTGGTATTATGATTGGTTACGGCAATAGTATGTTTTTAGCAACACATGGCATCTTAGCCAGATCAGCCTCTGGAACACCAGTTGACCCCGATGCACAAGCATTCATAACAGCGGCTGCAATAACAGACCCTACTCAACAAGTGGCTATTAATCAGTTGGTAGTTGACTTAAAAGGGTACAGCATTTGGACTAAGATGAAAGCGGTTTATCCGTTTGTAGGTGGTACAGCTTCAACGCATAAATTTAACTTAAAAGACCCAAGGGATTTGGACGCAGCTTTTAGAATATTTTGGAATGGAGGTGTAACTCATTCAGCTAATGGAGTTCAATTTGGTGGTGTTAATGGATGGGGAAATACAGGTTATAATCTATCAACAAATGCATCTTTAAATTCTCATAGTATAAGTGTATATTCAAGAACAACAGGAACAAGTAGTTTTCAATGTGAACTTGGAGTAACGGGTGGAGTATTTGACGGAGGAGGTGGTATATTTTTAAGGGCTTCTGGACTTACATATTATAGGGTAAATTCACAAGCTTCTTATATAACATATTCTGATGCCGATTCAAGAGGATTTTATTTAGCAAATAGGACAGCTTCAAATGTTGTAAATGGCTGGAGAAATTCAACAAAAGTAGTAACAGGAACAACTGTGTCTTATACTCCTTTAGCTAATTTTAATTATAGTATTGGTGCTTTTAATGAAAATGGTTCAATTAATTATCCTTCTGCAAAACAATGTGCTTTCGCTTCAATAGGAGACGGTTTAACAGATGCAGAAGCAGCTAACTTTTACACAGCGGTACAAGCATTTAACACAGCCTTGGCTCGCCAAGTTTAGCATTTAAATTAATAATAATATGATACAAGTAGGACTTTTAACAATAGAACAAAAAGACGAATTAGTCGGACAATGGTACGCACCTGATTCTTATTTCAATCCTATTGAAGATGCTAATAATAATTGGGTTATATCAGTTGAGGAAATGGAGCAATGTGTAAATCCTGACTTTCTTTGGGTTAAAGACTTAGATTTGATTCCTTACGAACCAAAACCAACACCACCACCTTTTGAAAATTAAACCATAACTAATGGCAGAAAAAACAGCGGTATTCTCACTCAAGGTTGATACTGGTAAATCTGTTCAAGATATTCAAGCCTTTGATAAGGCTGTTGAGGATTTGAACAAAGATTTAAAAGATACATCCAAGAC